ATGGCCACCACCACCTCCACCACCGTCGATCTGTCGCGCCTGCCCGCGCCGATCGTCGTCGAGCAACTGACGTTCGACCAGATCATCGCGCAGATGGTTGCGACGCTACGCAAGGAACTGCCGGCGTTCGACGCGACGGTCGACAGCGATCCCGCGGTGAAGGTGCTGCACGTCGCCGCCTATCGCGAGTTGATCGTGCGGCAGGCGTTTCAGAACGGCGCTTTGCAGCTCTTCGTCGCCTATGCGACCGGTCCACGCCTCGATCATCTCGCCGCGCTAATCGGCGTCACCCGCCAGATCGTCACGCCAGCCAACCCGGCGACGGGCGCAGTCGGGATCTACGAAGACGACGGTCGTTTGCGCCAGCGCATCGTTCTTGCGCCCGAAGGATTCTCCGTCGCTGGCCCCGAGCTGGCCTACGTCAAGCACGCGAAGGATGCGTCTGCCGACGTCCTCGATGCCAGCGCAACAAGCCCGGCACCTGGTGAGGTCCTCGTGTCCGTGCTCTACGGCGGTGGTGACGGCACAGCGCCTGCTGCGCTGATCGCGAAGGTCGCCGCCATCGTGACGGCACCGGGCATTCGCCCGCTCGGTGATAATGTGACCGTCGCCTCGGCCAAAATCGTGCCGTTAGTGGTCAACGCCCCGCTCGTCACGTTCAACGGCCCGGATCCCGCGCTGATCGTCGCCACCTCACTCGTGGCGTTGCACGCCTTTCTCGCCGAAAACCGCAAGCTCGGTCGCACCGTCACGCGGTCGGGCCTCATCGCGGCGCTGAGCCAGGCAGGCGTTCACCGTGTCGATCTCGACCTCGCGGCAGACGTCGTGTGTGACGGAACGCAGGCGGCGAACTGCGTCGCCATAGCCGTCACGCACTGCGGCTATGCGTCATGAGTCTGCTGCCCCCCAATGCGACCCTGCTCGAACGCGCGCTTGAGGAAGCCACCGCGCGGATCGGCGCGATCACCGCGCCGATCGACACGCTGCTCGATCCGTACCTGATCCCGGCCGAATGGTTGCCGTGGTTCGGCTGGGGGCTTTCGTTCGATAGCTGGGACGCGGACTGGACCGAAGCGGTCAAGCGCCAGGCGGTCGCCGAATCGATCGCGCTGCACCGGATTAAGGGTACGCGCGCCTCGGTGGAGATCGTGCTGCGCCGCTTCGACCAGCTCGCGCACGTCGTCGAATGGTTCGAGGCTGCGCCGCGCCACACCGCATACGTTCGAAGTCATCCTGCCCCTCAGCGTCGGGGGCGTTGCGCCCGGCGGTACGCGCGCCACCGCCGCCTTTTCCGAAGCCATCATCCGTGAGGTTTCCCGCGCCAAGCCACTGCGCGAGCATTTCCGCCTGGTGCAGCTGCTCGCGGTAGCCGGCGCGATCGGCGTCATGGGCAGGGCCCGCGCCGTCCAGTCACTCCGTCAGGACCTGACGCTCACCACCGCACCGGCCGCCCCATGGGACGTCTACCTTCAAACCGAAGACGGCGAGCCGCTGGAAGACGATTTCGGCACATTCTTCGAGGACGCCTGATGCCCCTGACGCTGACCTTCACGAACGCCGGGCTGGCGCGGTTCACCGCCGCGCAGCTCGGCAATGGCGCGGATCTCCGCGTCTCGGCAATCGGCCTGACCGACAGCGCCATCGTCGTCGCGCCGACCCTGACCGCGCTGCCCGGTGAGTTCCGCCGGGTCGCGACCGTCTCGGGCGCACAGGTCGGTGGCAACATCGTGCACCTCATCGTGCGCGACGACGAGGCCGTCACCTACGCCTTTCGCGCGTTCGCGCTCTACCTGTCGGACGGCACGCTGTTCGCGGTCTACGGCCAGGCCGATCGTATCATGCAGAAAGCTGCGGGCGCGTCGAATATGCTGGCGGTCGATATCGCCTTTCCCGCCGCCAACATCGCCACCGTCAGTTTCGGCGACACCAACTTCCTCAACCCGCCCGCGACGTCGACGACGAAGGGCGCCCGCTACCTCGGTGAGGTGGCGAGCTGCACGTTGCCCAAGCTCACCCGCAAGCTCGAGGACTGGCGCGGGGGCGGCATGGACTCGGCCGTGAAGATCGACATGGGCGGCAACGCCATGGAGATGGAATGGGCGCTCGGCGGGCCGATGGAAGACGTTCTTCGCAAATATGCCGACACCGATATCGCGGGCGTGCAGCTCCGCTTCACCGGTGCCTGGCAGAAGGATGATAGCGGCGACGTCGACCGGATCGAGGTCGTGATCCGCGGCCGTCACGAAGAGATCGACATGGGCGAGGCGAAGCCCGGCGAGGGCGGCGAGTTCAAGGTGAAGACCGCGCTCTCCTACTACAAGCTCACCTGGAACGGCGTGACGCTGATCGAAGCCGATCCGGTGAACGGCGTGCTGATCGTCGGCGGCGTCGATCGCCGCGCTGCGATCCGCAACGCCCTCGACTTCTAACGCGCTGGGGCGCCCCGCCGACGCCCCGCCGACGCCCCGGCCGCTGAGACCTCCCCGGCCGAACCGCGGCCCCGATCCACGAAAGACCCATGTCATGACCGACAAGACCACGCTCACCAGCTCGATCAGCCTGCGCACCATCACGTTCGATTTTCCTCTGAAGGTCGGCAATGCGACTATCGAATCCGTTCAGGTCCGCAAGCCCGCCTCGGGCGAACTCCGTGGCACCACCATCATGGCGCTGTCGCAGATCGACTACACCGCGCTCGAAACGGTGCTGCCGCGCATCACCACGCCGCAGCTCACCAAGCACGACATCGGCCAGCTCGACCCGGCCGACTTCATGCAGCTCGGTGGCGAGGTTATGGATTTTTTGCTGCCGAAGTCCGCGAAGGATGCGGGCTCCCCAACGACGTAAGCGATGCGATGGCGGATATCGCCCTCGTGTTTCACTGGTCCCCCGACGTCATGGGCACGATGCCGCTCGCAGAACTCATGGAATGGCGGACTAAAGCGGCCAAGCGCCACAATCCTGAAAGCTGACGCATGGCCGATCGCAACCTCCGTATCCGTATGCTGCTGGAAGCGGGTGACAAGATCACCCGCCCCCTTCGCGATATCGCCAACGGATCCACACGCGCCGCGCAGGCCCTGAAGCTGACGCGCGACAAGCTGAAAGAGATCGAGCGCGCGCAGGCCGACGTCGGCGGCTTCCGCGAACTGAAGGCGGGGCTGCGCACGACCGAGCAGGCGATGCAGGCCGCGCAGACGAAGGTCGGCCGTCTCGCCCAGGAGATCGAGCAGACCGCCACCCCGATCCGCGCTATGACGCGCGAATTCGAACGGGCGAAACGCGAAGAGCAGCAGCTCACCCGCCAGCACGATCTGGACGGTCGCGCCCTGCAAGAACTGTCCCTGCGCCTGCATGCGGCCGGCGTCGACGTCAACGATCTGGCGGGGCATGAACGACGGCTGACCGCGGCTATCGCAGTCAGCACGGCTGTGCCGGCTGTGGCGACCGGCATGCCAGCCGGCGGGCCGTCGAACGCGACACGAGCATCGGCACCGCTCGCCGCCCCGGCGCCGATCACGATCAAGGTCTACGGCGCACCGGGGCAGAGCGCCGAAGACATCGCGAAGGCCGTTCGGGATGCCTTGGTGGATTATCAACGCGAGCAGGCAGCGACGGTAAAGATCTGACAGGTACGTTGCAGCAGGACGTCGCCGCGGTCGACGGCAGGATCCGCAAGCGGCTTATCTCCCTGTCGCTTTCCGAAAAGCGCGGTGAAGCGGCCGACCAGCTCGACATCGTACTGTCCGACGCAGACGGGCGCCTGGCGCTGCCCAAGACCGGCGCGGTGTTGGCCGTGCAACTCGGCTGGAAACAGGGCAGCGACGTCAAGATCGGCGTGGTCGACAAGGGCAGCTTCAAGGTGGACGAGGTCGCGCATTCTGGCCCGCCCGACGTGATCACGATTCGCGCGCGGTCGGTCGACTTCACGAGCGATCTGACGACCAGCCGCGAAAAGAGCTGGCACGGCACGACCCTCGGCGCGATAGTCGACAGGTGGCGAAGCATCATGGACTGAAGCCGAGCTGCGCGCCTGCGCTGGCGTCGATCGCGGTCAAGGGCAAGGCACAGAGCCGGGAGAGCGATCTCGCCTTCCTGCGCCGCCTCGGGCGAGAACACGACGCCATCGCCACGATCAAGCGCGGCCGGTTGATCCTGTCGCCGATCGGGAAGGCCACGTCACCGGCCGGCCGCGCGCTGCCGGCGTTGACGATCAACCGGTACGACGGAGACACCCACAACTTCAGCCGCCAGAAGCGCGACGACGTTCCCGGCGTGTCCGCCACATGGCACGACCGCAAGGGCGGCAAGCGCGAGACCTTCACCGCAGGCAAGGTCGACGGCGCGAAGAAGCTGTCTCGCGTCTACGGGACCGAGGCTGATGCCAGCGCGGCGGCGAATGCGGCCCATAGTCGCGCCCAGCGCGAACCGGTCTCACTGGATCTCAGCCTCGCGCTCGGCCGGCCGGATATCTCGCCCGAACAGAAAACGACCGTCGTCGGCTATAAGAATGAGATCGATGCCGCGGCTTGGATCGTCGGCGAAGTGTCGCATAGCGTTGGCGATCGGGGGTACGTGACTAAATTGAAGCTTGAAACGGTAAAGGCAAAAGACGGTTGAGTTAGGCAAGTGCGACTTTAGTGCCGATCGAAACCCAGTACGGCACACCGTCGCGGAAGCTAACATTCTCCAAACCAGCAGCCTCCATCATTCTGGTGATCTGAGCCTTGGTGAAACGCTGCTCAAGTCGCGTCCCAAAGCGGTCTAGAGCGTCTGTCCGCATCGTATAGAAGCTATACTTGCGATACGAACTAAGCGGCATCCCATCGACGTTGCCTCCAAAGCTCTCGACAATCCGGGAAGCTTGAGCAGCCGGCCAGTAGACAGTTGCTGCTATCACTGAAGTGATCGCCTTGCGCGGCCCTATCGGGAGCTTGGATATCCCGCGGCGGAGCACGTCGGAGCTTTTCCATGCTGCCCTGAACCATGGAGGCCGCTGGTCGAAGGCATAATAGAGGTAGACCAGAAACGGAGCGCCAGGCTTAAGCTTCGCGACCGCGTCTTTCAGTGCTTTAGCGGTGTCTGGAATATGATGCAGCACGCCAAGAGAGTAGCCGAAATCTTGACTGTCGTCAGCCAGCGGTATTGCCCCGGCATCAGCCAAGTGAAACTGGACGTTCTTTTCTCGAGTCAAACGCCGCTTAGCAACGGCTAGTGCAGCCTCGGCCGGATCTATGCAATGAAGAGTACCGACCTTGGGAGCAACGCCGGCCGCCCAACGGCCAGACCCACACCCGAGGTCAAAGCCTACCGCATCGGCTCGCAAAGTTTCGAAATCCAATAGGGAAAAATAGCCGTCAAAGTGATGCTGCCACTCGGCATTCGTCATCGCAGTTTGATCGAATGCCGCCCACTCTTCGCCGAAACCCTCGACAGTCGCAGTATCAATATTACGCATCTACTACTCTCACCACCTTACATCAATAGAACTGGTAGATGTGAATGAACGCAATCACATCTACGCATGCTTGATAGCAATGGCGGTAATAAATACTAGATTTTTATGCCAATACGACTGAAATGGTTCAGAAAGTATGTCACTGCAACCAGAACGACTTCTTTTGATTACTATGCAGCCTCTACGGATGCCAGATTGCAATGAAACGGCTCTGTGCCCCGGATAATCCATCCTGCGCCTTTAAAGTCGCCATCTGTGATAGCCCCCGCGAAACAGCGCTAAGCCGGTTTTACGACGCGAGTGATACGGCCGATTATGTTGATTTCGTCGGGGTGGGCCGTGTCAGCTGGCACCTCACCGTTATCTGAAAGGATCGTGACCTTGTCGCCGCGGATGCGCAGGCGCTTGATCATCGCCATGTCGCCGATCGTGAAGGCCCAGATTAGATCCTGATCCTCGACGCGGCGTTCCGATCGGTCGATCAGTACCATGTCGCCATCGCTGATCGTCGGCGACATCGAGTCGCCCTTGCCGCGCGCCCAGGCAAGATGTGCGGGCGCGCTATGTGTGAGCTGGTCGACCCAGATTTTGGGGAAGTGGACGAGATCAACGCCGATCCGGTCATCGGCGAATGTCGCGCCCATGCCATAGGCCATGTCGACCATGGCGATCTCGACCAGGTCGAGATGCTCAGCGATGTCTTTGCCGGTGGGGGTTGGTACCGCTCCGGCGGAGGGATCGTCGGATTCACCGGTAAGGTATTCCGGTGTTGTTCCGAGCGCTCGCGCGATCTTGTGCAGATGTGATGACCCGCCAGGATTGTTGCCGACAATTTTTGCGATTGCGCCTTGGGTGATTCCGACCAAACGCGCCAGCTCACTCTGCGAAAGGCTATTCGCTTCCATCAGGGTTCGGACACGCGTGCTATCAATCACCCGAACACGCTATCACTTCTGGAATACGCAGCTATCGCACTTTTTTGCTGACTAATGTATTCCTGCGGTAATAGATGGGGAGCATGAACAACGCGGCATCCCCTGTCGAAGCGCTCAACAGCGCCGTTGAGATCGCAGGATCGCAGTCTGCTATGTCGCGCATTTGCGGCGTTGGTCAGCCTGCAGTCTGGAAGTGGCTTCAGATCGGCAAGCGATTGCCCGCGGAGTATTGTCTCTCCGTCGAGGCGGCCACTGGTGTGTCGAAGCACCTGCTGCGTCCGGATATCTATCCTGCGGATCTCTCGTCGATTTCTCTCCCTGCTGACGATGCATCCGGATCCATAGGCCTTGGTGGCCCGACCGTCGATTTCGATCGGGCCACCTTTTGAAGAGGCCAGGGGCATGACCGAGGTACGCATACCAAATGGCTTCGCAGCGGCTATGAAGCAGATCGCAGATCTGATCGACTGGCCTGCATGTGCCGAGATCGCTGGTAAGACTGTGCGCAACGTCCAATATTGGGGGCAGGATAGTTGCTCGGCCACCCCGCCGATCGCCACCGCTCTCGCGCTCGACGTTGCGTTTCAAAAAGCTGGCGGTCAGGGCGCACCGTTTCGCGACGCGTATGTGTTCCAATTTAGGGAAGTCATGACGGCGCAGGATGCCTGCCGTCGCGCGCTGGCGGAGGCCATCGCTGAGGTTGCTCGCGAAAGCGGCGATGCGCTCGCCGCGTCGATCGAAATTACCCAATCCGACGCCTCGCCGCTGTCGACGCTTCGTGCGTCCGCCGAGGTCGGCCAGTTGCTCGCTGCCGCCAACCGGCTGGCGCGACGCCTGGTGCCTTTCGATACGGCCGGCGTGTTGCCGGTCGCACGGGAAACCGGGGGCCTACAATGACGACCAAGAGAACACTTATCAGACTGCCTGCCATCGCCTGCCCGCATTGCGAAGCGAAGGCTATCGTACGCGACAGCACCGAGATCACGCCGATGGTGCGCGAGCTGCGGCTTAGCTGCACCAATGACGACTGCAAGCATACGTTCGTGGCGCAGCTCAGCGTCATCCGCACGATCCGCCCCAGCGACATGGCCCGGGAGGACGTCCGCCTCCCTTTGGGGGCTTGGTTGAGGCGCCCGGCCAAGGACGATCATCCCAACCCGGCAAACGACGATCACGGCTTAGCCGCCGCGATCGCTGCGACCATGCCCACCTGATCCTCGCGGCCTGGGCCGCATCCGTCACGACCAAGACCGACCCGAACCGAAAGCCCCAGCTTCCGGAAACGCCACCCCCTTGTCTGAAAGGATTGCCCAATGATCCATTTCGCGATGCCAGCCGAACGGAGCCGCCCGGCTCCGTTGCTCCTCCCGCCGCTGAGCCTCGCCGGCTATCTGAAGCTCCGCCGCAAGGCTGCTGGTCTTTCGGTCGACGCCGTCGCGCAGCGGATCTCGGCGAACAATCAGTCCGAGGCGCGGGCGCTGGTGTGCCTCCTCGAAACCGAAGGTACCAAGGCATGCTACCGCGAAACGATCGACGCGTTCGCCGATGCCTTCCCGATCGACGCCGACGTCTACCTGCAGCTGCGCGATACGCCCGCCGATCAGCACCCCCGGATCTGCCGCGGTTGTGGCTGCAGCGAATGGGATCCGTGCGTCGCCGGCGACGGCTCGCATAGCTGCGCCTGGCACGGCGTCGCCACTTGCACGCGCTGCGTCGGTGAACCAGCCGTTCCGGTGCACCAGTGATGGGCGCCGCCGCCATCGGCCACTCCCGCGCCGAGCGCCGCATGCGCCACCGCCGTGCCGCCAAGATCGTTCTCCTGGTGGCCTCTGCGGTGATCTGGGTTCCGATCGCAATCATCATGCTCGCCGCCCGCGTGTCGGATCGGCGCGGCTGATGATGCACGATATCCTTTTGGGCGCCGCCCTCGCCGTATTCGGTAGCGCAGGCGCAACGGCGATCGGCGTGGTCGTCGCGACGATCGCCCCACAATGGCAGCGGATTTGCCGCTTGGCGTTGGTCAACATCGAGCCATCGATCTCGACCAGCGCCGTCTGCATGCCTGGCTACCGAAGCACGTCAGCACGTTCCGCGACCGGCATGGGAAGGCCCATTACCGGTATCGCCGGACGGGCTTCGTCACCTATTACTTTAAACACGAACCGGGGACCGACGCGTTTCTGGCTGAGCTGCGCGCGTGCAACGACGGCGTCAGCGCCCCTGAGATCGAAACGGGCGCCAACCGCGCCGCCGTCGGTACCTTCGACGACCTGCTGTCCCGCTACTACCGCTCCCCCGACTTCCTCGATCCGGGCGAACGGACCCGCGTCGTTTATCGCGGGACGCTGGAGCGCTGGAGCGCTGGCGCGCGCGGTCGCGCAAGGGGCGGCGTTACGGCGAGATCATGGTCCGCGAGCTGCAGCCCCGCCACGTTGAGGCAATGCTCGCCGAACTGTTGCCGCATCGGACCTCGGCGAACATGCTGCGCAAGCGGCTCTCGGCGTTGATGAAGTTCGCTATGCGCATCGGTATGGCCGGTACGAACCCGGTCGTTGTCACGCGCCCGTTCAATGTCATTGGCGGGGGCTTCCATAGCTGGACCGAGGAAGAGATCGCGGCGTACGAACGCCGCCACGCGGTCGGCACGGTAGCGCGCCTCGCGTTCGACCTGATGATCTGGACCGGCCAGCGCGGCGGCGATGCCTGCAAGATGGGCCCCGTCAGCATCCGTGACACCAGGCTCGAACTCACCCAGGAAAAGACGCAGGTTTTCGTCTCACTCCCGATCATGCCCGGCCTGACCGAATCCATCTTGGCCACGCCGACGGTCGGCGCGATCTTCGTCGTGACCGAGTTCGGCAAGCAGTTCTCGGTGAAGGGCTTCGGCAACAAATTCCGCCAGTGGTGCGACGAGGCCGGCCTGCCCAACTGCTCGGCGCACGGCCTTCGCAAAGCCGCCGCGCGCCGCTTCGCCGAGGCGGGCTGCTCGAATCAAGAGATCAAGGCCTGGACCGGTCACACGACCGACAGCGAGGTCGCGCGCTACACCGCAGCGGCCGATCAACGCACGCTTTCAGACACCGCCGCAGACAAGCTTCTGGCTAACCTTGCGGAAAGGTTAGCCAAAGATGCCGCTAAGGCATTGAAAACAGGGGAAAATAAATGA